GTTGCATCATATTTTGCGAAGCCGTCTATGCGCCTATAGCCGCCAAATAATGACGGCTCATAGTTAATCAGGCGAGTAGCCGCACCAGGGGTATTGTCCGACATCTGTAGATGATTTTCGTTGGCGTTAAGACCGCCACCGGATACCAATTTGAATGAATTAATATCATCAGGCATTAGAATCTGATCCGAGTATCAGTAATGCTAGCATAATTATTTATGTAAACTGTTTGAAGGTTTTGAAGTCCTTGGTCGAAAGTCGCGTAAGCTGCCTGTGCAGATTCGGTGTTGTCCTTAAAAAGATACATGTGATAAAGCGCACCATCGACTAAAACGTAATCAAATCCATCTGGAATGCGAGTAGTGTCGCTTGCGGCGACAATGTCGGTGTAATTTAGGTAATATTTAAATGTTACTTCATAGGCTGCGTTGGGAGATTGGGTCACACCAAATCCAGAGCCATGCGAGGGAAAGACAAAATATGGAATACCCCGGCCCGGTGCAACTTTAACATCACCAATGTTTTTACCGTCAGGGATATTTCCTGCAGTTTGATCCGCTTGTGTATATAATTCTTGCTTAGCAGAGAAATCTGCATCACGATGATGTTTATACCACTCATCCCGCTCGATAAATTTAAGCGACTTAAAGCTAGAGCCGAGCGTAGAGCTTTCTTGAATTTGAAAGCTGTTCCAATCCACTGCTTTGAAGGATGTCGGCCATGAATACTCAGAAGCGCCAGCGACTAGCTCTTGTGTGTGGCTAGTAGCGTTAAAAGGCCATTCAAAAGTCTGCTGATTAACCCTCGCAACAGCACTCTTAATAGCATCTTTGACTAGCGCGTGAACGCCACGCACGGATGCAAAATCAGCTTCAACGATCTCAACTTCGTTCAACCTGCGAAGAACTTGATTACATAGGTCGAGATAAGTTGTAGCCATTTACATCACCTTGAAATGAAGTCAGGGGCCAGCATTTAGCCAGCCCCTAAATTTAGTTATGCAAGAAGATCACGATCAACTTCGTTGGCGTCATAAGAGCCTGGGTTGTCAATGTTCATCAGAACTGCCCAAACCCGCATTTTACCGCCAGTTGGTGCTGTTCCCGCAGCTTGTAGTTCCAGGTCCAACGTAGTGGTGGTTGAGCCTACTACGTTTGGATAAACACCGGGGATCATGGTGGCGTAAGAGCCAACCGCCATCGCATCGGTGTCCATAGCAGCGACAAATTCATCAACATCTACAGCAATACCGCCTGTAGAGGCCGCAGTGATACCGAGGTTGAAGGTTGTGTCGTTAGACTCGCCGGTCAACAGGGCTTCGACTTCGAAACCTGCAGCCATGATTAGCGTGTCTTTTGGTAGAGTGAAAATCTTTAGAATATCGTTTGCAGCTAATGCTGCAGCGTTATTCACATTTTCTACAGCAATATCGATTGTATTGCTGATGAGATAGCAGCCGGGTGCCGAAGGCCTGTGGACTGCTTGAAGTGAACTAGCGTAAGTTGCCATTGTGTTGCCCTCCTTTAAGCTGCGTTATATTTGGCTGTTACGATACCTTCGGGACGAAGGATCTTTCTTCCGTATAGGTGCATACCTCTTACGATATCGGCAAATGAATCTGGATCCCGGTAGGTCTCCGTTTTCGCCAGTTGCTCTGCTGTTGCAAAAGCACTGTTATGCCCAGCGACTATAACGCCAAAATTACTTAGCTGGTTATTTTCGCCAGAGGTCCCGCTTCCGGTCCCGACCGATGGAAGATTCGACGAAGAGTATACACGGAAGCCGTGAAATTTCTTCAAAACCAGGCCATTACGCAACCCACCAGATTCACCGAAGTCATTATTAAATAACCGAGAATCCTCGTCTCGCAGGATTTCCATAAACACCGGATCCACAACAAGCCAACGATCTTGAGTATCAACTTGCTGCTGATCCAACAGGCGGCTCATACGAGCAATAACCATTGCTGGTGAAACCGTACCGTCATCAAGTGCGGTAGCCCCAGGCATACGAGCTGCTATTGGGATCGAGTGATCTCCGGCAGACGAGGTTGTAATATTCCCAAAATCGCCTTTTTTCAGCTGCATACTTGCAAGCAATTCGTTATCGCCTGCTGTTGTAACGGCTTTATCGCCGTTAACCACATCATTCAGAGCGTTAGCTGAGGAATGAACTGTGGGTTGCTTGTAGCCAGCCAGATAGCCCAAACACTCTTGGTCATACTGATCCGCAAGGCGGTAAGCCGCACGGTCGGTAGCCAGTTGCATAAAGTTTACGTGCCATATTTTCGACAAGTTGCGTTAATTACTTGTCCGTTCTCTCACGAACTGCTGCATATTTTCTATGCAGAGAAGACCATATTATCATCCTAGTTAAACTAGGAGCTAAGCGCTTCGGATCACTTGATCCTACTCCCTACAGCGGGATGGTCGTTGAACGTTCCCCAGTTTTGGGGCTTCGCTGCTGATTGTCCTCGTCTTGACGTTAGGATGTTCCAGCAATTCACCTAGTTCTTCGATAGGGATTACTCCCTAAAGCTCCCAATCAATAAGAGTGGCTTTCCTCAATATCGTCCATCTTGAAGGCATAGTAGAAAGCTTTGTCGATGGTCAGTGAGAAATCTTCATCGTCAAGATCTTGCGCTTGAATCGTTGTCCCACGCGCTAGACTTTTAACAGTTATTTCTGGTTCTTTGATAATTCGAACGGTATCGCCTTGAGCTGAAATCTCGCCAAAATAGTCTGAGTTGCTAATATCGCCGACAACTGTTGCCTTGCGAAAAGCATTTTGGGTCTTTTTCGAGTAAATAATACTGGAAAAATTACCATTTGGCAGGTTGCCATAACCTGCAGCTTTTTCAAATGCCATTTTATGTCTCCTTAGGAATGGCTGGGCGAAAGACGCCCGATCAGGGTTCCGAAAAGGACAAATAAGTGGCAGTACTTGCTGCTGGGTTGCGTGAAACCACGGGCCAGAGGGTACTGGTGGACTACTGTCTATATTCTTTTGGAAAGGACAAAACTGGGGGTAGGCTTATAGCGGCCCTAGCTTTGCTACAAAGGTAATTAAATTACCTCTAAAGATATCGTTACTATACCATAAAGTGATACATTTAGCAATACCTAGCGTGCTCCACCGGACATATCGTAAACGAAATTTCCGGTTCGCATAGATGTGAGGATAGCATCCTCGAACTTATCGTAATCAGCAGCGGACATCTTATCTACCTGGCTTTCAGAGAAACCTGTCTTGCCGGAAGAAGGCGCTACATTGGAACTCTTATTCACAGATTGTGCCGCTGATTTCTTAGCTGACTTTTTGCTGCCCGTATCCGCTTTGTAGAGATCTATAGCTCTGGCAGCTGTACGCGCATCAGTGTTGTTTTTATAAAGAGCATCTTGGATGCTGGTTGGCTGCAGAGCAGCCCATTCATGAAAGGCCGTGTCCTGCCGGATACTCGAAAAATCAGGATGGATCTGCAAAAGCTGTTGCTCAGCATCTTTAATGGTGAGCTTAGTTTCCAGCTGCTTTAAGCCAGCCATCCGCTTCTCACCCTCTTCCATAGCCTCATTTGCGCGTTTCCGTGCAATGCTATCTACGATTTTTGCAACGTCCGGGTAACGGCTAGACCAATTTGCTATCTCTTCATCTGTTTTAGGAAACTTGATCTGTCCTCGAGCAGCCTGGTCAAGCTGCTCTTTCATCTTAACCATCTCCTGGTCTTTTTGCTGCATCACCTGTTGGGTGTGTCGGCGCAAATCCCCGTAGCGTTTCTTAAACGCTCCTTCCTCAGTATCCAATTGCGGTTGACTTTGGGCTTGAGAAATCTCTTCCACATAAGTCAATTCCTCACCCTCGTCTGGGGCGATATCTCTTCTATATTTAGCCATGATTTTCCTTTGGGGGCCGCGCTTCGCGGGTAGCCCTCTTAGATTACATTATGAAAGAAACTCTAGGTTTCTGCATAGTGCCGAACATTTGAGTAGACTTACCGCTTTTGTTATTTTTATACTCTTCGGTCTCGTCTATCTCAGGTTCTACTAGGGTAGTTTTTACTCCAGCCACTTCGATTTCGTTGCCTTCTGGTGTTTGGATCGTTTCTTCTTCTTCTTGCTCTGCACCACTCTCATCCGAAACTTTGGCGTCCTCAACGCCTTCGCTATCGGATTCCGTTTCTGTCTCACCTTGCACCTCTTGTATCAGGCCATCCATTTTCATGGTCATCAGCCCCATCTCTGCTTCAGACTGCAGTTCCTGGATGTGCTTTAGCCCATGCCATTTCACGACATGAGCCGGGAGAACGTATTCATCAGTACTAATGTTTGCATCAATATCGTCGCGGACGTTTTCCGCACTCGCGCCCAAAGGGATAGGATTACCCGAAACATCGTCGTATCCCATAATTCCGCTAGCCATGTAGTCCATGCCCAAGCCGCCGTGAGCCATAGAAAATCTATCATCTTGCTCCGGGTCATCTAGCATAGCCTTTTGCGTGGCTTCCCCGGCCAACTCTTCGTATTTACTTATTTGGCCATCTTTGTTCGTATCTGCCCGTCTACGATCCAGTTGTACTTTGTTGTTAGCCATATCTTCGCCCTCTTGTGTTGTTATGCCTCTACGGGCGGTTGCAAGACCGCCTAATGCTAAGCTGGCCATCACGGATCTCCAGAAGTAGAAATTTTCATTTTCTTTAATGTGGTGCGGATTGCGTGTTCTCTTGAGGCCCACTCTAGTAAATTCTCATCATAGCCTTCGTCGAATACACGGGTGATCAACTCTTCCTGATCAACAGTCAGGGAGTAATCTTTTTCAACATTGCGCCGTATATATTCGCGGTGGCTTGGGGTGTCCGCTTTATCCAAATCTGCTCTAGTATATTCGCTTCCGTAATCAGCTTGGCTTTTTGGGCCTACAAAATTCGGGCCTTCAAGCATGGATGCAAACCGATCACTTTTAATCATCTCGTCCATTATGTCAGAGCCCATACGATCTAGGAGGACATTTGTGTTAGCTGCCTGCAAAGCAGCTTCATCAATTCCGCCCCAAGCGTTTGTTTGCTCCATCGCGTTTTTAACAGTCGCTAAATCTACTACTGGTTTGCCATCAGTAGCCAAATCATCTGTGTAGCGCTGTATCCACTTTTCAACGAGAGCGTCTCTTTTCTTATCCACTCTTTCAACATCAGCTGCGCGGGATGCATCATCCCCGGTGTTTGCTTTTATAGCCTTGTAAGTCTTTGCAAGGTCAGCAATTACCTCATCAGAAAAGCCCAGCGCGTCAAATGTCTTAGACGTAAAGGCTGGTCTTTTGGGAGGGAAATTGTTCCCTCCATCAGAAGGGCTAGAACCCATCGCCCCAGCTTCCATCTGATCATCAACGGAGGTTACCTTCTCACTTACCCCGTATGGGGGATATCCCATGTCTTCTCGAGTTATAACGGTCCCGTCAGTTCTTCTACGCTGCGATATAGGCAGCACTTGAGTAAGCCCTATGTTTTGATAATCGGGAACTAAAGCTGCCAAGTCATTACTCTCGATGTATCGAAAGACCTCTTCTGCACGTTCTGAGGTGTAAAATTTCTGATTGGCCGATTTTTGGGATGAGGTAAGGAAATCTATACTGTTTGGATCAGTGGAGCCCTTTTTTAACTGCCCAAGTATTCCATCCAGCGTTATTCCGTTGGGGAAAAGTTCAATCATTCTTAAAACGTCACCCGTAATATATCCAACAGGGTCGTTCTGCCTTAAGGCGGCGTCATCAGGATTGGCGTTTGCGTTATAAGACGGGTCAGCCACACTCATAACTATTTGTGGATCAGGTTCTATACTGGTATTTGTGGGCGGCAAATTTACAGGATCAGATGGCCGTTTAGGTTTGGTGTCGATCTCCATAGGATCATAAGCGCCGCCAACTCGGAAAAGCTCGTCTTCTGGGACATCCAGATCACCGCCCTTACCAATAGCAGTTAAAGGGAAGTTTTCTCTAAGTTGGTCGGGGGTCATGCTCCGGCGAGATTCTACTAATCTAGCTAGAGCTTCTCCAGCCACCCTGGAATAAAACTCATAAGGTTGTAAACCCTTCTTAGCTTTCTCTTCCTTTGTCAGAGAAGAAAAATCGGGGTCCCCTATATTTTTTTCTGCAGGGCTGGATAATTTTGAGGCGCGACTATTTACGATATCGCGGAATGTTTGGTAGCTGTCGTATACCTTAGATTCTGCAAGCAGATCTTTGGTAAGATCTGCAGCCTCAGAGGCAGACATGGCCGATCCATCTTTCTTAACCACGGAGGATGTAAGTAAAGAGGTCAACTTGTTTACCCCACCAACCAAAGCGTTATTTTTATCTCTATCGCTACCGTAGGTCTGACTATTAATTTTCTCGAGTCGGTTATGATAACTATTCAGAGATGCAAATATTGCCCCTGTGTTTTGTTGGTCACCCTTCCCTGTATATTTCTTCGAAAGGTCTTTGGTGATTTTCCAACCATCCTGTAGGGAAAGATCTTTCATTGCAGTTTTTACAGCTGCACTTGCTTTGGGTCGAGCTACATCTTTGGCCGTTGATACCATAGCCCCTCGGCCAGATTTCATACCTAAAGAGTTTTGAACCAAGTGCTGAGTTTCGTGTAACATTACGCCCCAGGTCCAATCCGCAATGAACTGTTCCCTATTTATTAATCCACTTTTTAGTTGCGATAATAGCTGCTCATCTGCACGATTTACCGTTAATCCACCCGTGGTTTTAATCAGGGCTTCCTCGCCAAAGAACGGATCTATTACACTGCCGTCAGCCTTCTGTTTAAGTCTAAATTTTTCATTAGTGACTGCCCTGTCAATAGAAGAGCGTATGCTACTGGGAAACGCATTGACTGTGCTCTTACCTCGAGGTGGTTTTCCGCCATACTGAACGCCAAAGTAACCGTTATACGTGCCGCCAACCTGGGCCGAGTTTTGTTTAAAGGCGTCATCCATCTGCTCGAATAATGGATCGTTTAGTAAAACCTCAGACAAGATGCCTTTGCTTTTCAGCTTACGCTCTGGGTTGGCTATTACCTGTTTAGTTATTGTTCCAGCAGGGGCAGTTAGATCCGCCTCTAATTTTTGTGCTATCTCCTCGCCTAAAGCAACGGCTTCCTCGAGGGTGATCTTACCAGCAGCGTTTTGAGAAAAAATATCAGAAATAGCTAATTGAGCTTTAGTACGAAGGCCATTTTCTGTTTGCTTATCTATCTTCCCGTCTACGGAGATAGATTCAATAACCTCAAAGGGTTTTTTGTAAGCCTGGAGCATAGCAATGTTGCTATCGGCATCGCTGATTTCATAAACCCATTCATCAGAAAACCTGAGCCAACCTGTTTGCTTATAAATTGCCTCTTTATCAGCCCCAGCAGCTTCAGCGTCCTGAGCTGCCTGTAAGGCTTGCTTATCAGCGCCCGGGGCTGTTTCATTAAGAAACATGCCCGTGGTAAAAGAAGAGCCGTCTAGATCCGGGTTTGGAAAAGCTTTCTGGGCAACTTTAGCGCCTACCCCTACCCCAGACGCCAACTCAAAGACTTCTAATAAGCTGGCCTCGCCTTTAGCTAACCGATCAAACAGATCCACTGTTTCGGTTACCATACCAACGCCAAAGTCTTTGACTTGCTGTGTGCTGGGAAGCTTGGGATCCTTACTGTATTCTACAACAGCATCTTTAGCCGCTACAGCAGTATCCGTAATTACCTCGCGGTCAGTGCGCTGGTCCTTGTCAGGGGTGGTCGTATAATCCGTCCCGGTATAAGGGTTTGTATATACAGGACCAGCCAGACTTAGGTAATTGGTCTTAGCAGCGTTAAAATCGGCTCCTGCTTGATCTGGTGTGAGACTTAAACCACCAAAGCGTGATTGTTGTTGCAGGGACGGTGGGTCAGTTTTCTCAAGATCATCGTCATCATCTCGAAAGTAACCTAAGACGTTATCCAATAAACCCATTACTTAGCTCCAGCTACCGCTTCATCGCGTAAGGTTTTAAATCGACGTAATTCTTTGATTGCGCCCTGCATCTCTAAAACTCGGGTGTGGTCTTTTTCGTTCTCAAGCAGCGCATGGTATTGGGCTATCCGGGCTGAGCCGTACTCGAGGAGAATGTTCATTTGCTCCTTGTTGTTAACGAGCAACAAAAGCGACCTGTAAAAATGTTTATCCATACTGGTTACTGAATAGGTCCCTGTGGAGCTGCGTTAGGTGGGGCTGGTGGGTTACCACCGTTGTCCCCGCCCCCTGCACCAGTAAACCCAGCGGCACCCGGCTCTGGGGCTGCGCCAGGAGCAATATTACCCCCGCCTGTACCTGTCGGATCATTTGGGCTTGGTGCGCCACCCTCCTGCCCTGGAGGTGCTGGGGGTTGCTCGGGCATTAAGGCCTGGATCTCAGCCATCATCTTGGCTTGAATAACCGCCTCACGTTGGTCGTAGAGGATCTTATCCTCATCAATGTCCATTGAGGCTGCTAGCTCTCGCAGGATATAGCTGTAATTAACAAATGGGGCCATTTGCTGAGTGCCCGACATCTGCAGAAATTGTAACAAGCGTTGGCTGCGGATTTCATTCCGCATCAAGCTTTCTGCGCCTTGTGCAATTACTTCAAGATCGCCTTTGACGTACTCGGCATCAAAATTAAATTGCATGTTGAAACTAAAAAGGGACTTACCTAATGGGGCCAACAAGTAATCATCAACATTGCGGACCACGGCTTTGATTGCGCTCTGCGCTGCGCCCATCAACATAGACATACCAGAAGCGGTACGCCCCACACCTTGGATGCCTGTAGCGCCGTGGCTATAGCTCGGGATCCCCGTGGCTTCGTCTGCCAGCTGCCGCGACTTATCGAACATCATCATTAGCTCTTGGCTGACGTTGGGGAACTTAGTGCCAAAGATGGCTTGGCCTGGGGCCCCTGCCTGTCTTCGGAAGACCTTTCCCGGGTACACGCTTAGATCCTGCCCTGGGACCAAATTAGTTTCATCAATCTCAATTAAAAGGTTTCCAGACAGCGCACCGTTGTCTACCGCCATGCGATAGAAGCCGTTCATTAATAGCTGCGTGTCGGACATGTTTTCGGCCACGCCAATGCCAAAGAAACTGTACGGGTTCAGCTCGTAAGGCACAGCCATGAAAGGGATACGCGCAGGAGTGAATGGATTAAGAACTAGGCGAAGTATCTCGCCATTACAGATCCAAGCATTGATTTGAAGCTCGTCCAAATCCTTGAGGGATTTGGGAATATCTATTTCAGCGTTTTCTGCTAATTCGCTATCGATAACGCCCCAAAACTCAAGGACCTCATACCTATCGATGTAGTTGCTGACGTTGCTTTCTTCAAGTGTGTCTTCCCAGTATTCTCTGACGTAATTAGCCCCGCCATCAATTGCCAGCTCAATGCTTTCTTCGCGGAAATGCGGACGTTTTTTGAGCGCCCTTACCTGACTGCGGCTTAGCCTGTGGCGCTGAATAACATACTCAGCTTCACTCATATTACGGCTAGCAGGGTCTGGATAGAAATCCCAAATGCTTACATATTCAACCCGAGGCACAGTTTCGAAGACAGGTTCGTAGTTACCTTCTTCATCCCATTTTGGGGATTCTTTGTCTGTAAGAAATGGACCCTTTAGAACGCCTGTACCAAATAAACACGCCTCGAAGGCCACCGAGCGAAGATGCTTAGACGCCTGGCTAGCCTCGAGCTGGTCATGCATTTTCTTTTCCATCAACTGTGCAGCTCTTTTAGCTGGCTCATATGTGATGGATCCCGGCGCTGTGCCGGGGCCACTCTCTAGGTCATCCTCGAATTGCCCCAGCTTTTCTGTATATACGCCCAGATCTCTGGCTATGTCGGGACGGGCAATAGTGCCTGGCACTTCATAGTCCACGCCAGCAGCCTCTTTTACCTTCTCAGAGGTAAGGCGATTAGGATCAATGGATACTGCATCAGATACGCCCTCGGGATAGCGACGAGCTTGCACCCCGATTGGAAACCGGGACCCAGCAAACAAGACATCCACAACTTGGGCATAGGCGGCAAGTACCTTGGTCTTTGTGATTTTTACAAAAGCTTTTGATTTCTCAGTATCGGTAAATTGTACATCACTGCTGTAAATACCACGGTAGTTTTGGTAGCCTAATGTCCACCGATCCTCGTCTGTTCGACGGTGATCTTTGGATTCTCGAAAAGCAGTGGTGATGTAGGAAACTAAGCCGCCGTATTCTAAGTTTTCGGCTTCTACCTCGCCGTTCTCATCGAGGGAAACAACTTGGTCGGTATCCATCTGATCGTTGTCAGGATTTTTACTTGGTTTATCCATCAAGGCCATTTTAGTATCCAAATACTGTGTCTGAGGGGCGGTAGTTAGCAGCAGGCACACCACGCCCCATATCAAACGGGCTAAGTGACTTAGGTCGGCTCATAATGCCGTACCGGACGCTGTCATATGTATGATCAGACCTGTAACGAGCGTCGATGTCATCGCCGCCTTTGGGGTCCCCAGGTATTACAGGAAGATCTGCAATTATCTGTCTACAAGTGTTGAAGAACACTATCCCTGGAATATCTGTTTCAGGATCAATCTTCAGGACTTCGTGAAAGCGGTTCTTGCCAGCAACCCGAGCACCCGCAGAGCGGTCGCTGGGTCTCCATCTACAACCAATTTGTATCATCTCTTCGGCTATAGATGGACCTATCTGACCTCGATTGTGCCAGCATGAGCTATCGAGAATACCGTAGGCCATTTTCTCGCCCAGCTCACAGGCCATAACCGCAGCGGCTAAATCTTTACCAGTGTGCTTAGAAACATATAATTCGCGGTAGACGTAAAGCGTCTCATACGATGGATCTATCGCAAACCAATGAACTGCGCTGAAACTAGAGTAACCGTAGTCGCAGCTCCTAAATCTGCGCCAATCGTAGGGGATATCAAATGGTTCCACCACATGAGCATTCTGCCGAAACTCTGGGAAAGCAGCGCCATCAGCAACTCCCCAATCTCCCTCAAGAAGTTGCCTTCGTTGGTTTTCTGGTAGTGATAGTAGGTTGGCTTCATACTGTCCGCCTTCCATCAAATACGGATTGTCTTGCAGACTTGCAGGAATAAACCGTCTGTAGAATAAAGGCTCTCCTGCTTTCGCGTGGGTGGGCGGGTAAACAAGAGGTTTACCGCTGTCTATGTCTGTGGCGATAAAAGATTTGTTTGCTGGGGCGGGATCAATAAACATCCGCTTGACCCAGCCGTGCCCCGGACCACCCGGGTTTGTAGTTGCCCTCATAAAAATGGGTAGCTCGGGATCTGTGGTTCGTAAGCGGGATCTCATATAATTGAAAACGTAAGGGCTGGGATGTTGCGTAAGCTCGTCAAACCCTATGTAGCTAAAAGCCTGACCTTGATATCTCAGAACGTCATCGTCTCGCTCAAGATAAGTCATCCAAAGCTTTGCGCCGCTTGGGAAAACCCACTGTGATTTTTTCTCCATCCAACGGGCCCCCGGATATGCTAGGGGATACATTTCTTGGGACTTGTAGATGAGCTCTCTGAGCTCGTCATTGGTGCGGCGAAGAATAAGGCCACTGAAGTTTTTATTGCCAAAGTACCTTAAAGGGTCTGCCAATAATCCGTAGCTTTTTCCGCCCCCGGCGCTGCCCCCGTATAAAACCTCTCGCTCCATAGAAGCCAGGAACTCTGTCTGGGGACCCGCATTAGGCGAAAAGACCACCTCAAGCTCTGGGGGAGCCGCTTCGAAGTCTAAGGTGTCCGAAAGCGTAGGAGGCGCGGGGAGCTCATCTGTGGGTAACTCTTCTTTTTTGTAATCTACCCAGTTCGAGAGCTTCTTTTCTTGCATGGCAAGAACGCGCTTGGCGTCCGCCGCTTTACGTTTAACCTTTGCTTTGGCCTTAGCAGGACCAGTTTTAGGTGCTACCTTCCGGCGCTGCCTCTTCTGGTCCTTCTCACGCAGATTGGTAGGGTCTACGCCTCGGCGTTCCTTCCAAATGCGGTTAATGCCCTGGTGACTTATGCTTGTGCCTGTTTTAGCCGTAAGCCAAGCTGCGGTCTCTCGGAGAGAGCCCTTAGCGTCAATGTAATCCAGAGCTTCTTTTACAAACGGTATGAACTCAGGATCAGGAACTAAAACTAAAGGATCATCTTCAGAAGGCATGTAGCCAAAGGCTACACGGGCAGACTTATTGGATCGTACCTTGGGCGGAAAATCAGTATCATTCATCTTGCTTCGGAGGTAAAATAAATAGACCTCCTTCGGCTCCTCTAATTTCCAGCGTCTCTTTCTTAACTACGCCAGCCCGATCTAGAATTTCCTTACTTGCAGCCACTAAGTTTTTAGCTCCAAGCACGTTAGGGTCATTAAGTATCCCCACCATGCCAGCTGCGGCTTTAGGCGCATTCAATGCCATCATCATAGATGCAGTCTGGATAACCTCATCCTGGATAGGCACGATGGCCTCACGCACTGTCGTGCTCTCGGAGTAACCCGCTAAAGACATTGCTGAACGGAGATCGCCATTTGCTTCCCCCGCCAACTTATCCAGGAACAGCTCTTGCCGCTCAGTTAGTTGCTTCTTCTTCTTTTCCATTGAGCTACCTTAAATACACAAATATCAGACCAGCGGCCCCGGTTACCAAAATCCAAAACAGGCGTTCAGCAAAAGCTATGGTTTGACCGCGCTTAATGGACAGCTCCTCGAGCTTATCCATGCGCTCATCAAAGCGTTTGTAAGCATCATTCATGGAATCCATACGTTTAAAAACAGAGACCATGCGCTCTTCCATTCTGGCCATGTAAACAACTGCCTCGGACAGCTTGTCTAATTTGTCTTCCATCCGAGACAGACGTTGATCAGTCATGACTTTTTATCACCCTTTTTAGCGAGGGTATGAGCAGCGGTGAAAGATTTACCTTCCGACATCGCAGTACGCATTACGCGAATGTGCTTTGCCGTGTGGTGCTTCTTGTGCTCTTTCATTTTGGTTTCTTGGGCCTTGGTAAGTTTTGCCATCACTTTTTCGCCTTCTTCTTCTTAGGCCAGCCAGCTTGCATGTCTTTGTATGCCTTGTCAGATACCGTGCTGTTTTTTTTAGAACGCGATGTACCTGCCTTTTTTTTGGCATTCATGTTTTTTACCAATGACATAGCCGATTACTTTTTCTTCTTTGCAGCCATGCCGCCCTTAGCCATTTTCTTCTTGGCCATTCCAGGTTTCATCGCCATTCCACCTTTCATGTAGCCAGTTGATTTAGCCATTTTCGGGTCATCTTTTTTCTTCATACCAGGCATCGTATTCTCCAGTTTACCAGTTTCGGCACGACCAATAACGTGCGGTTAGTTTTGATTTTGCTGTGTCGCATTTGTGACGCGCTCTGAAAGATTTACGCGCTTCTGGATTATCCTTGCGGATCTCCATATTCGGGTCCCCGAAAGTGATGTACTTTACGCCTTCACCCTCGACAGCCAGAACCTCAAATTTCTTTGGTCCGCCCCGGCGGGGCTTATTCACCGACTTAAAGCCATGCCGTTTTTTAGCGGATGCTATCTTATCAGCCTTAGATGCCATGATTACACCACCACACTGACGATCTGCCCATCTACGGATTTATGAACCATGCGGCCCCACCGATCATAAATCATTTCCAAAGCCATTGGAGGGGTGGCTGGGTGTACCAATCTTTGCGCAACATTTTGCGCACGATGACCGGGACTAATGTTGGCTGGATGAATGTCTCTAAACGCTGGCGCACGAAAGATTGCCGCAGCTTTTGAAAGCTCAGAACCCATCGGAAAGGCCTTTCAAGATATCTTTAATCGAAACTTTCTCTTTAGAATTCGGTGAGTATCGGCACATGAACTGCTTGGGGCATTCTCTAAAACTGCCACCATCAGAGACGTAGTGATAATCGATGGTCTTGTTGGTTCCCAAGTAGACGCAAATCTTGCCTTCGCGGTCACTCTCCGTATATTTCCAAAGCTTACAAACCACATACTCAGGGTTTAGTAAGGAGCTAGCTAGTACCAGTGGAAGTAGGACTGAATTCATCCGTTCACCGCCATATCCGT